ATTAATATATTTCATTGTAAATATCTAGTAAATATCTTATTCGTTATGATAATTCATAATGAATAACAAACTTTTTTTATTTATTTTATTAGATTAAATGCTTCGGCATTATATTCTTTTTCTAGTCTATCAGCATCTTTAAGTGTGAGTTTTAAATCTTTCAAGTTCTGTTCTATCTTGCGTTTTGTCAGTTCATCCTTATACTGCTTTGATAATGTTTCAATCGCTCTTAAATTACTTACATCTTGATACATCTTACCATACTCAGAATTGAAAAATCTTGTTAATTGAATTAATCGTCTATCTCTATCAGGATTTTTAGGTTCCTTTGCACGCATACTGAATACCCTCTTTAATACCTTATAATACTTTGCTTCTTTCATAAGTTCTCTGATGTCTTTGTTTAGAGACGATTTATAATCTTCAATTTTATCCTGCTTCCCAAAAGAGTAGATTATACTTAATTCTATAAATCTATTTTCCAGTCTAATTACAAAGTCTAATTTAATAAAATCTACATTCTTAAAATATTCGCAAAATAATTTGAATTTGTCTAGTCGTCTTAGTTTCTTACCATCTTTTGTTTGTAATTTAAATTCTATAAAATACATTTCAGGATTTCCTAGAGGATTTTGAACCCATTTAGAAGTATTTTTAAGAATAATTAATAATCTTCTATATACCTTCTCACAATCATTTTCATTTACTGTTGAGAATAAATCATAATCACTGAAATATTGCTGGGATTTAAGACCAGAAGAACCCATTAATTTAATAGGTGATTTAGGACTGAATTTTAGAACTTTGACATATGGGTAGAGTGATTGAGGAATTTGCTTTCTTTCAGTTACTTCCATTTATAATATATAATATAAAATAATAATCTTTTATATTAATAATATGAACCCTCCTATCCCTCCTAAAAGTATTAAGCAAATACAACAATTACGCAGTTATCAAAAGCATTCAAAATTGTATCGCACTCCATTAGGAATATCACTATTAAAAAGATTTGAAATGTTGAAATTAAATAAGATTAAGTCTCCTCATAATATCCAGTAATTCTTTACTATAAGGAATATTTTGTCCCTTCTTTTTTCCCTTTCTAAGTTGCTCTGATATCTTTACATTAGTTGGAAGTTGCTCTCTAACTTTTTCTGGAAGATATCTGCCTCTTTTCAGTTTTGGATTTATGTAATCCCATTCTTGCTCAGTCCATTTTACAAGAGGGTTATCTTTAGATTTCTTTCCACTATACTCTCCACCTCTTCTTTTATACTCTTGAACGGCAAGTTGCGACTTTCTTGCAGACCACTTTCCCTTCTCTCCGCCTTTATCACTTTTCATAATTTCCTTCTTTACTCTTTCCCATAATTCTTCGTTTAACCTAATAGTCATTTTATAATATACAATTATAAAATGTTATTTATTTGTATTTATACATTTCTCAGTTTTTTTATGTCTTGATAAATTTCTTCTACTTACAACTGAACCACATATATCGCAAGTAATTTTCTCTTTATAATATTCTTTATTTTTCTCTCTAAATTCTTTACTATTTTCTTTTTTTTGTTGTTTAAGTTCCTCTTCAGTTCTAAAAGGTTTATTACAGTTCAAACTAGTATTATAAAATTCTATATAATATTTCTCTCTAACTAATGCTTGAACTTTATCTTCTATATTTTCTTCAATAACTTCAAAATCCCAGTTATCAAAACCTCCATTTTCTCTCATAAAAGTATATACTTTCATATTATAATCTTTCAAAGTAGAATTATTACAACTTGATTTATGACTATATTTTCTCTTATAAAAATCCTTTGTAGAACCGATATAGACATCAGTTATAGAAGTATCTTTACAGTATATCTTATAAATGAGATAATTCATTTTTAATATTTTAAATACAATTTAAAATATTTTTTTTCAATTATTTAAAAATATTTTTATTTTCTTTTTATATACTAATATGAAATCATTTAGTTCCGATTATGAATTTGGTAAAAAAATGGAACCAATAATCCTCAAAAAGATACAGCAATATTTTAAAGACGATGCTATTATACCCGCTGAAGGAAGATACACAAAGTATGACTTTAAAGGCGAAGGTAAAACATTTGAATTGAAATGTCGAAAATTTCATCTTAATAAGTATCCAACTACTATAATAGCACAAGATAAAATTTTAAAAACTAGTGATAAACAATATTTCCTGTTTAATTTTACCGATAAATTAACATTTATAGAATATAATGATGAAACATTTAGTAAATTTGAATGTAAGAATTTTCGTAGGTATGGTAGAACCGATTTTTGTGATAAAGAAAAATTATATTATTTCATACCAATCACTTTATTAAAATCAATTCAATAGAGTATTATCTTCTATAAGTTGAATTAATGCTTCAACTATAACTGAATTTTCGATTTCTGGATTTTTAAGAGCATCAATCATTTCGGTATTACATACAAACGAAGTTCCTCTCCACATATATAGATAATAAAATAAGTTATGTAATACAAAGTTAGTATATACTTGATATTTCAATATTGTTTTACAGAATTGTAGCACAATATGAGAATGGAAATTCTCAGTATCGTCTCTAAGCATTTGAGATAATTTAAGATATTCTTCAGGACTACATTCTTCTACCAACATTTTATTTTCAACAACTTTATCAAATACTTCTTTCATATAAACAATCTCAATTATTTTTACTATAGTAGGACTTGAAAGCATTTTATCTTCTTTTGAAACTTCTTTTACTTCTTCAATTCTTGACATTATTAATATGTAAAGATTTTTTTTTAAATTTAATTTTTCCAAATTTTCTAACTAACTTTATCCATCTATCAAACCATAAATCATATTCAATTTGGACTTGTTCCAAATTATTCATTTATAATATCAAAATAAAATAATTTTACCTAAAGTAAAATAAATAATTTATCTAGCATATGCCCAATTTCTATCATCATCAAAATATAAGGGTTGATTACTACCATATCTTAAAGTTGTATTTGTCTCTCTTCCTTTACCCATAATTGCTTCTAATTCTTTTGCTCTAGGGTCTGCAAGAATTCTAGTAATAACAAAGTTTGATTTATTAAAATTTTCTTCGTCGTTGTTTTCTTGGGCAAATTGACGCTTTTGAAACATTTCAATATACAATTTTTTAAGGTCATCATAACTCATTTCAGGAATTGCCTCATATAAATTATATATATCATTACCCATATTGTTAATAATATTTGCTACAGCAGTTTTACCAGTTCCTCTAATTCTTGCTTGTCTAGAAAATTTAGTTCTAGGTTCAAATGATGATGTTCTTAATATTTTTTGAATTCTATTTATTTGATTTCTCACATCTTCTTGCGCCAAATTAAATCTTGCGGTATTAGCACCTCTTTCTAAAAATAATTTTTGTTCTGCTTCATATCTTGCTTTATCTTGAGGATTTTTAGTTCTCTTAATTAAATCCCTATACATTCTTTTCTTCTCAGAAAATTCAGGAATAAATTTTCTAGGTAATAATTTACCATCTAGAGATTTTAAATTTTTTAATTGTTCTTCTAATCTCATTTTAGTTTCATTAGGAGAAAATTCTCCAAAATCTTTTGAAGGAATTACACTAGATAAATCTTTATTAACGATTTTTTGAAGGATAATATCAATAGTAGATTTATTTATAGGGGAAACTCCAACTGTTTCAGCATCTCTATTTAATATTTGGATATTTTGAAGAACTGGAACTAAATCGTCTAATCTATCATATAATACATTAAAATCATTTTGAGTGAAGGTTCCTAAATTTACAATTTTATCAAGATAATTAATAAATCTATTCCATACACTAAGCAAGTTAGTACTTATATCTCTTCTTATACCACCTGACAACATTATTCTACCTCCTTTTTTATAGGAACAACGACCACTACCTTCATTTTCTCCTTTCTCTTCAATTTCTTCTTGAGACTCCTCAGGATTTTTTTGTTCTGGAGGAACTATAGGTGATTTTATTGCCTGTTCTAATATTTTATCTTGAAGAGGTGATAATTCATTTTCAAGACTTGCTTGAATTTCAGTTAAAATACCTTCCATATCAATCAAAAATTTTTCAATCTCATATGCTATAGTTTTTTCCATCTTATTAGGAGGTTTATAGATATCTTTATACGCTTGAACAACTTCAAACGCCTTACGAAACGCTTGACGAGAAATGTTTTTATCCAAGTCTATAATCTCTCGACGCTGAGCTTCTCTAATTCGTTCCATTTATAATATATGAAATATAATATAAATTTTTTTTACTTCTTATAAAGATTATGTTGCTTTATATATGCGATACTTTCTTTTACGCCTTTCAATCCCTTTTCTTTTCTCACTTTATTTACGAGTTGTATCCAAGCGTTAGGTTGTCTCTTAGCACCTCCAGAAGAACCCATACCAACTCTACCTTTCATTCCACCTGAGAAACCCATTCCTGAGAAATCACCCATTTCTTCAGTTCTTCTTCCACCTGAGGAACCTTCACCTACTTTTGATTTCTTTTTAGGAGGTTGTTCCATCATAGGAATACTTCTTTTTACACCAAGCATAGGAGAACGAGTACGACCTCTAGGAGCAGCCGCAAGTCTTCTAGTAGTTTGTCTAGGAGCAGAAGGAGCAATCGCCATTCTACCCATAATATCAGCAAGTTCATCATCATCTTCTTCTTCCATCTCAAAATCAATAGGTTTAAACTTTGAAGCACCTCCTTTCTTCTTTTTACCAAATCCAGACATAGTGGAACCCATATTCATCATTCTATCACGCATTACTTTAGGAGGCATACTACCCAATCTCTCCAATTGTTGTAAAGTCATCTTTCTACCTCCTGATTTACCAAAACCGAAAATACCTTCAGCAACTCCTGCAAGGTCTGAAAGAATACCAGAACCCTTTTTAGAAGGACGACCTCTCTTTCCTTTCCCTACTGCTCCAAGTTGAGAACCAATACCACTATCTCTAAAAGTTCCAGCAGCCATACCGGACATAGGCATAGCACATCCATACATACTTTCTGATTGTTTCTTATACTTCTTTTGTCCCTTACCAAGACCAATAAAAGGAGCAACTACTGGAAGAACTTTACTTGCTACATCAGCCGCACCAGTGAAACCGCGGACAAACCCTTTTCCAAAATCTTCCATAAAGTCAAGAAAACCAGCACCTTCCATTTTACTCTTACGACCTTTACGACCACCAATTTTACGCTTCAATTCAGCACCAGTATTACCATAACCACTTTCAATATTACGCATATTTTGAATACCTCTTTGATTTACGGAATTAATCTCTGATTGTATCATACGATTATAGGGAGAGTTATACATTTATTATTAAATAAGATAAAAATTATTTTTATAAATAATTCTTATTGTTGTAATAGCGTTTTTATTTGAATTTAGTTCAAATTTAATCTTTTTTACTTAATTTTGGATTTGGAACCAATACACCTATAGAAGAGCATAACAAACTTATCCAGAATTCTCTATTATCAGTCTTTGTAGATACTTGAACTAGTGATACTGCTATAACTGAACTCAAAATTACTAATTGCGAAAAATAAGTAACGCATCTTTTATCAAGTTTTCCAAGGCATCCTATAGACCATTCATTTTCAATTTCATTTTTTGTCTTTGGAGTTGCAGGAGGAATATTAATTTGAACTTCATTATCTTTCATCTCAATCATTTCAATCTTTGGAGGCATTTATTATTACAAAGGATAAGAATTTACAATTGAATAACGATAAGTATTTACATCCCCAGGCTGAGCGCGGACAGTAAAATAAGGACTATCAGCAGAACCAGTAGCATTAAAAATACTATCTACCCAAGCAGAACCAGTCAAACCGGAAGCAGTACCAGTAGAACGGGTCATAAAAATAACGCTATCAGTAGTAACATTAGGATTAGTAACAACAACTGGAGTGAAACCAGTAGCAGTGAAGGTACCAAAAGAACCAGTAGCAGATTGGAAAGAACCAGTTGCGGAATATGTAGATTTAGAAGTATATAATTGACGAAGAGACATTTATTATTTACAAAGAAATTAAATTTTTTTTTTAATTTACATTACTCTTGAAGATAATTTTGATTTAGCACCTCCACTGCGTCCAAAACCCATAGAACCCAAGAGTTGAGCTCCTTGAGAAGCTAAAGGACTGTCAATTTGACCCAAAATTGCTTTAGCAACGGGCAATGCTTTAGGGAGTAAATCTCTAGCAACGGTCTTAATACGGTCAAAGAAACCGCCACCAATCATTCTCACTACAGATTGATTGCTATAAGGTTCTTGATTACCAGCATCCAATACATCTTGACGGGTCAAAATATTTTCCATTACGGAAGTTGTACCGCGTTCACAAATGAATAGACCGCTGTTCATAGTTACTACAATCAATTCAAGACCGGCATTTGAAGAATAGTCGTTGTTAGAATAGTTTTCAACATCAACGGAAAATTGAAGGTTAAAGGCACCGATTGAGCCGGGGGCGTGCCAAGGTTCGGGGATATTAATATGACGACCGAACTCTAACATACACATAGAACCTGAAGTAGGGACAGAAACACCATTACCACCAGCGGGGGAAGGATTATAAGCAACACCTGACCACTGGTTCCAATCACCGTTATAACCGCTTTCTCTAGAATATTGATAGAGATTTTGTTTGGTAGCAGAAGAGAGGATACCACTCAAGTTATTAAAGTTGATAGATACACTACGAATAGGTAAGAATGCGTCGGCATCTTTACAAGTTTGAGAACCAAGTTGCTTTCTAACAAAGAAAATAAGTTTATCAGGAATGTTAGACAATTGGAGAGAGTTAGATTGAATTTTACCAGTTGTAGGAGTAAGGACACCGTTAGTAGTAGTTGCGGCTGTCAAACCAGAAACACCAGATACTGTAGTAATAAAACGAGGCAAGTTATAGTAAGGAACTACATTTCTTGCAGGCAACAATTGAGAGGACTTAGGAGTGATAAAGTTGAAAATAAGAGCACTATCAACGACTTCTTGAAGAACGCAAGAAGCGAAAGTAGTAGCGTTACCAGAACGAAATGCTCTGTTAGCATTAGAAGAAAAGTTAAATACGAAATTACAATTTTGAACTCCCAAAATACCTTGATTGTTAGTCTTAGGGTCTGAAAAAATGAAGGGACTTACAAGTACGGGTTCCGTTGTTTGAAAAGTCAAATCTACAGTCTTCAAAGAAGCACCATCACCAACGGTGTTACCGGTAATAGCGAGACATTGGAAAGCACCGCGAGGAACCAAATCAGGGTCAGAAGTATTAGCATAACCACCGAGGGGATTGTTATTAGCGAGCAAAGCATCACCATAGTTGAGATAAGCATCCAAATATGTAGGAGTCATAGAGTTATAAGCAGATAACTCGCGAATATCGTTTGAACGCAAGATGACATTAATCAAGTCCGCGGTGTTCAAATTTACGGTGTTGTTGTTAATTGTTATTTGAGAGGTTTGTATCATTTGATGTACGGGGAAAGGAGCAAGGGCATCACTAGAACCCAAATTGACCAAATATTGACCAACAGCAGGAGTACCAGTAACACGAAGTTTAAAAGTTGTTCTCAAAAGAACTCTACGGTCAATTACAGTTTGTTCGCTCTTGAACTACCTCTACTTTCATAGAGGAGAAGACTATATCTTAAGCACTTAATAATTAAGTACCGACTGCCGTTTCCTACACTCCCGTAGAAGAGTAAGGCTCCAGTCGTTGAGGGAGTATCCTAATAGGACACTTTACCCGCTGATAATCCAATCGTATTCATTCTTACTATACCGTAGGTAATTACCCCCGCCAGTATATTATTGCTAATATACCTTAGTAGAATACGCTCTAAGGACTTCCCAGACATTATAAGCAGTCTCGCCGTAAAATTTACGACTAGCATAACACTTTTAGTATGCTTTTATTCCCAGTTAATTTAAATAGGAATTTGGATGTTAAAGGACAAAGTAGAAGGAGACTTAGAAATTGCTTCAAAAGTATTAACGGTAACGTTCTGCCCGCTTTGATATACCCCGTATTTGATGCTATCAGAAATACAAAGGCGGTCGTCTAGTACGTGTATTTTAGTGAATTCGGCACTCATTTTTAATATATGCTAAGATATTAAAAATAAAATTTTTTTTTTTAAATTTTCAGGCATCAAATTATTTTGAGAATTTAGGTATAGCAACATCAAATTCTTTGCGTCTAAACAACAATTTCAAATTTGCTGAACATCCAGCAGATAACTTGAATGGAACCAAATTACCAAATTGCGTCTTCCAGAAAACCGACATTTGAACAGCACTCAAAGGATTATTTCCTAGGAGGTCTTTAAGGCGATACTCCGCGGTTGGAACATAGTGAATAAATGGTTTATAAGTATCATTAGCGTCTACTGGAACTTCAAAATCTGTTAATACAGGTTGAATGTTATCGTTGTTAGCACTAGAATTGACATTACCATCACCTGCAAAAACTAAAGGGGCACTAATAAGAGAAGGATTAACTGGAATTAAACCGGTTGAAAATACTAATGATTGAACTGGATTACACATAGCATTCAAAGTAGCGTATCCTTGATACATTTGCAGGTAATTAAGGAGGGGAGAAGTAGATACATTAAAAATGTTCATACCATAATCATCAAATACTCTAATACGATAATTGAAATCATTAGTTTGGTTAAATCCGTTAAATTCTGCTTGAAAAGAATTGAATAAATTATAAAGAGCAGTATTAAAGAATATTTTAACATATGCTGTAGGAGCATCATCATCGTTAAAACCTACTTCATCAGCGTTAAGAATACAAGTATTAGTATAAGGGTCAAGTTCCAAAAATGGGGGAACAATTGAAGGTAAAGTTCCTCCAGCAGTTGTTACAGTAGTATTCAAAGAACTCAAGCAACTTGAAAGAGCAGTATTAATCATTTGAACAAAACTATTTATACTATTGATATAGTAATATGTAGTTGATAAATCTTGTTGGGTTGTAGGAGCACTAGGAGTTGGTTCATTCAAGTTTTCAGGAACAAAAACTACACTAGTTGATTGAGTATATGTAGTTCCACTATAAACGAAACTCATACCTACCTTATATACTGTAAGATTAGGATTTGATTGTCCAGTCTTTATTACAGGAACAAACATAGGAAGAGAAGGTGTTTGAATTGTAAATCTCACAACAGATAGAAAGTAATCAGAAGGGTTCATTAGAATAGGAGAATTACGAACCTCATTAAAGACCAAATTTGGAGGTGATGCTTTACCAGATTGGTCATTATTGATACAGTTAAGGTCAAGATATATATGGTATGGGTCTCGGTCGTTAAGGTTTCTATTCATTTATTAATATAAAACATAATAATTTTTAATTTAAATTTGTAAATATCTTTTTTATCTTCATATATTATTAAATGTCTCTAAACTTATCTAAATGCGGAAGAGAACTTGCAATTATTAAAGACAATCCTAAATTCAAAAAAGCAGTATTCTCAGTATGCTCTGAAGACAAATTTGATGAAACTGATGTAATTAGACCTTTTAATCACTTTGAAATTGATAAAGGTTATTTTCAGTATATCCCAGACACTGATAGAGACCGCGATACAATCTTTGTAGCAGGAACTGCGGGTTCTGGAAAGAGTTATTGGACTGCTCAATACATCAAAGAATATAAGAGAAAGTATGAGAAAAATGATATCTATCTCATCACTGGAAATGAGGCATCAGACCCTGTATTTGAAGATTTGAAATATCTCAAAAAAATCAATTTAGAAGGTATCTTAGGCGACCCTATTGACTATACTGAATTTTCTAGTTGTTTATGCGTTTTTGACGATATTGACGCGTGTTCTGGTAAGTTGGGAAAGTATTTGTATGAACTTAGAGATAAACTTTTAAAGAATTCTCGTAAAGTTAAAGTTTCAGTCTTATCTACTGCTCATTCTTTTAGCGGAATGGATTTAAAATCTGTATTGAATGAAAGCGATTGTATAGTATTTTTCCCTTCAAATTATAACAGAAGTTTAAAGTATCTTTTGGAAAATTATCTTGGTTTGACCAAAGAGGGGATTAGAGCAGTGAGAAGATTGAAGACTAGATGGTGTTGTTTTATTAAGAGTTATCCTAATGTATTGATAAGTGAGAAAACAATTTCAACTTTAAAGCATCTTCAAAGTGATATTTGACCTAGGGGCAAATTATTTAAATTATTTAATATTAGGTCTAATTCTATATTTTATAAATACAGAATTATAAATTATTTGATTTAATTAACAACCAATTCTAAAGGTTGTTCTTCAGGATGAAAACATATTCTAAATACTTCACTCTTTTTATTCTTTTTTAAATGAACGCATACTTTTTCTTCGTGTAATTGAATTAGTTGGTTATGTTTAATTTCACAGTTATATTTAGCATAGCGTAGAATAGTAATACAAGCTTTCCTTACTTCTTCTGGAAGATATATATCTGACTTGATACTAATACTATCTTTAACTAAAGTCAAAAAAATTACGAACTCTTTTCCAAACTTATCAAGAGGACAAAATGGACATTCGCAATCAGTAGACATCTTTGTATTAATTTGTATTTGTTGTTGTAGAATAAACCGAGGTAAATTAAGATAAAAAAATCATTTAATTATTTAATTTTACTTATATATCTACATATTTCTACTGGTAAATTAGTATGAAAATTAAGTTTTTCAAATATAGTTTTCTCTCTCAACTTTACTGCGATTTTTTTAAATTTTTTTATAATTCTAAAGGATAAAATTGCATACTCTTCTTTATCCAGTCTAATATTTAGAGGAAAACCTGACCCATAAAACATCATTAAGGTATCTGGAACACTATTATTTTTAAACCAAAAACTAGTATTGTTCTCAAGACGACAAAATACATTTCCCTCATCAAAAGAATACAGTTTATTATTACAGTCTATAACATAAGGATTGAAAGCATATATCCTTATCATTATTATATATATTATTTAAAATGTTTTTTTTTAAAGTATTATGAAATGCGAAAAAGCGAAACTTTTGACCATAAAAAATCCAAACTTTTTAGAAATTTTAAAAAAAATGAGTTTTTTAGAAAAATGTTGAGTTTTTAGACCCTAAAAATTTCGCTTTTTCGCATTTTATATCTTTCTATAAAAAGTATAATAAAACATTTTTATTTAATTGATTTTAATTTATTTCTAAAAGAATAAAAAAAAAAGAATTTAAAATTTTAATCTTTACATATAATAAATGTCATTCATAGATTTCTGTATAAATGAACTTAAAACTTATGAGGGTATGATTGCTTGGACTTCAGTTCGTTCTAAAAAGAAGTTATTTCCTAATGAGAAGAACTGTGATAATATAGATGCTTTAATTGGTTCTTGGTTAAATCCAGTGAAGGGAACCGTAAAGGAAACTATGAGTGATATTTTGGAGTGGTCAAAATCAAAGAATAAAAATATGCCTTCTTATTATCTTACTGATAGAAAAGTATGGTTGAAGTTTATTCCTAATTTGTATGTGATTGATATAGATGAAGTTAAGTTTAAATTACCTAGAGCAGACTTTAGAGTTCTTCCTGCAACCAAAGAGGAAGTGAGTATGATTATGGAACTTCTCTATTCCAAATTTCCTTTCCTTAAAGACTGTCCTTATACTTTATCAAAGAATAGAAGACTTCCTCATATCTATATCAAGATAACTGATATTCCAAAGTTCAAACAGGAAATAGGAGTATTCAATCATACTATAGGTTCAACTCAAATTAAGGGTGATTTACTTAAGAACAAAGGAGTAGTTGAAAGTATGACTACAGAAATTTTTAACTATAATCCTGCTGAAAATAAGTATGGAGACAAAGTTTATAAATGGAATAGTTTAAATTGGAATGATATTTCCTCTAACTTTGATACTGAAAAAATGAGATGTTTTGAGGTTGAACAACCTGAGGAACCAAAGAAAATTAAAAAAGTAGATTTGAAGGGTGATTATAAGAAGATTGATATCAAAATACTTAGAGATGTGCTTGAAAAGATAGTTGAGAAGGAACCTGAATTCTTTGATGATTATTATAACTGGTGGTGTTTAACTGTGATTTTAGCGACTAACTTTTCAGGTGAAACTGAAGTATATGACTTATATGATGATGTTTGCAAGACTAGTTCCAAGTATGACGAGAAGAATAACAAGAAAGTTTGGAGTAGTTTTATAAATACAGAATATACTGGACATAAACTTACTGTTGGAACCATCTTTCACTGGGCGACCGAACTAGGTATTGATATTAAGTCTAAAAGTTATTCAAATCACTTATTCAAAGACGATGATATGGGAGAGAAAGATTTAGCAACTTTATTCGTAATGGAGTATGCTAAAGAAAATGCTCGCTATGATTTTGATACTAAAACACTCTATATTTGGAATGAACAAACCAAATTATGGGATGAGAGTTATGTAGAAAAAGGAATGTTGAATAAACTTACCATCAAAATAGATGATGTAATAGTTCCTCTCATTGAAAAAGTTAAGAAAGAAACTTATAATCAAATGATAGAAGATGGAGATGATGCTAAAGACATACAGAAGAAACAAAAGTTCTATAACAAACTTGTAGATAAACTGAAAAAGTCTTCTTTCCGTAATTGCCTCTGGCAGGACATTTGTCATCAAATCCAAGATAATTCTTTCAAGACTATTCTTAACTCAGATAAAGAGCATATTGCTACACCTACTAAATTGATTAATTTAAGAACACTGGAAGTTAGAGAGAGAACTAAAGATGATTTTTGGACTAAAACTACACCTTACGAATATATACAAAATCCAAAAGACCAAGAAAAACTTTATAAATATTTAAGTTCTCTCTTTGTTGATAACTCTAAAATTACATCTAAAGAACTCCTTAATTTCGTTCAAATTGTATCAGGATATGGTCTTACCAATTCCAATCATCTTAGAAAGATATTTATAATGTATGGTAAGGGTGCTAACGGTAAATCATCCTTCACCAATTTAGTTAAAGAGGTAATTGGTGATTTCGCCAACTCTGGAAGCGATTGTATTTTATTAGATACAGATAAGTCTAGAAACAAACCTGAACTTGATACTTTGAGAATTTCCAGAAGTGTTTTTATTGATGAAATAGACCCTGATAGAAAGTTGAATGTGAAAAATGTAAAGAATGTATGTGGTGAAAATGATATTACTTATAAAATGCCTTATGATAGAAGAGAAATAACTTTCAAATGTAATTCTAAAATATATACTGCTCTTAACGATAAACCAAATTTCAAAGCATCAGACCAAGCAATGGTGGATAGACTTGTAATTATTCCTTTTAAAAATCGTTTCATCTACACTGATAAATCCAAGACTGAAAAAATCAATTATTGGACTAAAAAGTATAATGAAATGTATAAGGGTAAAGAACTGGAAGATAAACTAAAGAAGAAAATAGATGAAATTAATGCGAATAACAGTCTATTCACAGACCAAGAACTTTCTAATAAACAAAAGGAAGCATCTGAGATGGAAGAGATGATTAAAAATCCCTCTAAAGAATTCCTACAAGCTTTATTTTGTTGGTTAGTTGAAGGTGCTCAAAAATCATTTGAAAAAAATCTAGTCATTCCCCAACTTTGTAAAGATGAATTAGAAGACTATATCGAAGAGAATGATTATATCTCTTCATTCGTTGAAGAAACTTATACTACCGTCTCAAGTGAAGAGTGGGAAAAAATCTATAAAGATAAAAGAGACAATTGTATTTCTACTATGATGTTTAGAAAAGACCTTACTTCCTATTGTAGAGACAATAATATTCAACACACTTTAAAAATAAAAGAATTAGAACAAGTTGTAAAAGATAAATTTGGAGAGTATAAAATAGATAGAATGGGTAAGAAATATATAAGAGAAATTATATTTAAAAATTCTAATGATGATAATGTTAATCCTATGCTCACAGACGATAATGATGAATAAATTAATTCTGTATTATAACAATATAGAATTATTACTTTTTTTTACTTTTTCTAGAAAGATATCAAATGCTGATTTGCTGATTTTTTGGACATAAAAAATCCAAACTTTTTAGAAATTTTGATTTTTTTGAGTTTTTTAAAAAAAAGTTGAGTTTTTTGACCCTAAAAAATCAGCAAATCAGCATTTCTATAATGTCTAATTTGTTTTTTTCTATAATATTATTAACTTAATATTCTTAAAAATAAAATGAAAAATGAGATTAAATTTGGAGCAAGTCCAAATAAGATAATTAAATGATTTTTTTTTGAAAATTCACCTCGGTTTATTCTTAAAACAACAACAAATTAATACCCAACTCAGATATAAACTATCCGCAATTCAAAGATGTCTAGAGATAACAAATGTCCTTTTGTTCCTACTACTGGTTCCAACATTGGAAAAGTGTGTGGAAAATCTTGTAAGGGAGAGATGTGCTATGAGCATCTTAGAACTATCAAGAGAAAGCAAGATAGAAAAGAAAAGAGAGAAAAGGAAGAAAAGAAGGTGGAAAAGAAGGAAGAAAAGAAGAAAGAAAAGAAGGAAGAAAAGAAGGTGGAAAGTGATGAGGAAAAACTTGAATTTATGTTAGAATATTTGAATACTATAAAAAATCCAAGCAGTGTATGTATTTCATTATTGAAAAAAATTAAATCTAAATGCGAAGAAATACTAGTAGAAGAAGCAATAAGAGAAGAAGAGGAAAGAGAAGAAAAAGAGGAAGAAGAAGAGAAAAAAAGAAAAGAAAAATGGGATAAAGAACAAGAAGAAATTGGAAAAAGAATTAAAAAAGAAATTAAAGAGAGAGAGAGACATATGGAAAAAATGAGGGACTTGTTGGAAAAAAAATTCAAAAATTTTGAGGATGAATTTAAGATGAAATTTGAATTTTATAAAGATGAAAATGGAATTAAAAATATTAATATTGAAGGTCAAGATTATCCTAACGAAGAGAATGCTGGTTCTTTTACTACATTTATTGTTCCAGTTGAAAAACTTATTAAAGTCAAATACAGCAACCACAACCCTACTGAATTAAAGTATTGTATTAAGAATTTTTTTATGGGAATTATGATAGAACTTGATGACGATAATAAACCTACAATTTGTAGATATACATTATTAGATATAGATGAAATTCAAGATGGAGATATATTCGATTTGATTAGTGAAGGTGAAATGTATGAGTTTTAAAAAGAGAAGTGTTTATAAGGTAAGTATAATTATAAAAAATAAATAATTTCGTATTATAATAATACGAAATTTAGATTTAAAAATTAAATGATTTTTTTTCCAAAATTCTACCTCGGTTTAACCTTTAAGCAACAAGTCCAAATAAAATGAGCCAGCAAATCACTATTTCCAAATATGAGTATGACCAGTTGGTGAAGAAATCAAAGATGGGATGGAAGGCATTTTTTATTCTTAGAGATAGAATGGATGAACTGATTGAATATAGAGATGAATTAGAAGTATGTATAATTGAAATGAAAAAAGAGACTAAGGAACAAGAGGAAAATAAGACTATTGATGATTATTGTTTTCTTAAGAAAAAGTTTATTGAAATGTTTGAAAAATTAGGTGAATTAACTGATTGTCCAATTTGTTTTGAGGGTCTATTAAAGTCTGAAAGTGTTGTTTTGAACTGTGGTCATATTATTTGTAAGTCTTGTAAAGAAAAATTAACAAAGAAAGAATGTCCAATTTGCAGGTCAAAATTTTACTAAGTTAAATAAAGAAGGTAAGTATTTATAAAAACAAAAATAAAAAAAAATAAAAAAATAATTTCCGTATTATAATAATACGGAAATTTTTTTTAAAATTATAATAAAAACAAAATTAAATGATTTTTTTTTGAAAATTCCTGTAGATTTATTCTTAAAACAACCTGCAAATTATTCTTTCAAACTCTCGTTCAAAGATGTCTTTTTTTAATGTTGATTACAACTCAATCATAGAATGTATCTTTACACAAACTTACAAAGTGAAGGATACAACATCTATGTTTTATATGTTATGCGATTTATTTCACTATGAGAACCACAGATTTCAATTTGCTAATCCTCTTCATCAAAATAGTTATGATGACCCTCTACACTTTTCGGTTAGAGTGAGTATGTCAAAGGATTTATATTACACATTACATATTAACGGATTTTTTAAGGGTAAATTTATTGTGAATAATGTATCAATTAAAATGATGCGTCCTGATGGTTCTCATAATATAGAAACTATTGTGAAATTTAATAATTATTAAGGTGGATTAAAATAAAGGAGGTAAGTATAAAAAAATAAAAAAATGAAAAAAATATTATAAATATAATTTATAATATTTGAAAATGAGTTATCTGGTCTATAAGATATACTGTAAAGATACTTCTATAACTGATGTCTATATTGGTTCTAGTAAGAATTTTGTTAGTAGAAAATATATGCATAAATCATATTGTAATAATGAAAATACAAGATATTATAATTTCAAATTATATGTATTTATAAGAGAAAATGGAGGTTTTGATAATTGGGAATTTGAAGTTCTTGAAGAAGATATACAAGATAAAGTTCAAGCATTAGTTAGAGAGAAATATTATATACAATTTTTTAGTGCTAGTTTGAATTGTAGAAATCCTTTTAGAAATGATGGAGAAACTAAAGAATATCATAAAGAATATTATGAAAAAAATAAAGAGGAAATTTTAGAAAGACAAAATGAAAAGAATACTTGCGATATATGTGGTTCAGTTATAAGTAGAAATTATATGTCAAAACATAAAAAAAGTAAGAAATGTATAAATTCAAATAAATAACATTTTATAATTGTATATTATAAAATGCCGTATGAATTACGCTCATTCAATAATAATCTTTACAAAGTCTGCAAAAAAAATGAAAATAAATGCTTTAGTAATGACCCTATTCCTCTACCAAGAGCAAAGAAACAATTGAAAGCAATTGGTATGTCTGGAGGTATAAATTTGAAAGCAAAATTGGAAGGATTTGGTGATGAAGTTAAACAAGTTGAAGAAGACCCTTTAGATGATTTAGAACTCAAAAAGTTATTAGGTAATCCTCGTATATTAAAATATGATGAATTATCAAAATACAGAGATTTAAATGACTTACTACCAAAGAAAAGAGATTATGTTATATTACTCTATCTAGATGCCCCAAACAAAGGACATTGGACTTGTTTAATAAGGAATAATAATGATGTATATTTCTTCTGTAGTTATGGTTCTAAAGTTGATGAACCCTTGAGTTGGGTTCCTATAACTATAAGAATGAAATTGAGAGTATGCGTTCCATTCCTTACGAGAATGTTCAACAACAATACTTCTTTAAATACCTATTACAGTCCAGTTAAATATCAAAAGGAGAGAGATGATGTAAATACCTGCGGGAGATATTGTGTATTACTTATAAAGAAATTTCAGGAGGAACCAGATTACAATTTAGATAAGTTTTATGAATATCTAACCAGTATGAAAAACAAGTTCAATTTGAGTTATGATGAAGTTGTATCAACATTAATTGATGAATAATTGTTAAAATAAAAATAAAATATTATCTTTATATAATATAAACCTAGGATGAGTTTTAATTTGAACACGAAGCTAAATAATCTAATCTTACGAATTGACAGTTTTACTGGAACCGCGGGTGCTCAGGGTTTTCAAGGATGGCAAGGCAATCAGGGTTTTCAAGGCAATCAGGGTTTTCAAGGTGTTTCAGGTGTTGTAAGTGCCGTAGGTTCATCTTATGGTGATTACTTATACTGGAATAATACAGACTGGGTTGCAGGAAGTAGTAAAGTATCAATAGGACAAAACTCAGGATTTATTGACCAGTCAAACTTTTCAGTTGCTGTAGGTATAAATGCTGGTAATCAAAAACAAAATTTTAGTGCTGTTGCTATAGGTGATAACGCTGGTAATTTCAATCAGGGTAATTCTTCTGTTGCTATAGGTTATTTAGCAGGTAATAGCAATCAAAATACAGGTTCTATCGCTATAGGTATAAATGCTGGTTCAAATAATCAAAAAACAAATAGTATCGCTATAGGAACTAATGCTGGTGCTCTCGCTCAAGGATGTAATAGCATTGCTATAGGTCAGTTAGCAGGTGAAAATAATCAAGTATCAGATAATATTGCTATAGGTGCTGGTGCTGGAAACTTCTTTCAAGGTCAATTCGCAACTGCTATTGGTTTAAATGCTGGTAAAAGTAATCAAGGATTATCTGCTATAGCAATAGGAGGAGCGGCAGGTAGTTCTGGACAAGGAGATTATGGTATAGCAATAGGACAACAAGCAGGTGAGAATAATCAATCACATAACGCAATAGCAATAGGTTCAAATGCTGGTAAAGCACTACAATTTACAGGAGCAGTTGCTGTAGGTTATTCTGCTGGTAGAACTCAGCAAAAGTTAGAAGCAGTTGCTATAGGTGCTCAAGCGGGAGAAATTAATCAAGAACAATGGTGCGTTGCTATAGGTCAAACAGCAGGACAAAATAATCAAGGATATAATTCAGTTGTTATTGGTAGCGGAGCGGGTTCTTTATCTTGTAAAACAGGTGCTGTATGTGTAGGTGGAAGTGCTGGTTTAGAAGGAGCAGGTGAAAATTCAGTATCAATTGGTAGATTTGCTGGATATTATACATCAGGATATGGTTCTGTATCAATAGGTGTAAATGCTGGATTTCAAGATACATCTGGTGATAGTGCTATTTCAATTGGAAACGGTGCTGGAACATTTTTCAGACGAGATAACGCTATTGGTATAGGTAAGTTTGCTGGTCAAAACAATCAATCAACAAATGCTATATCAGTAGGTCAAGACGCAGGAAGATATGGTCAAGGTTCAAATGCTATTGCTATAGGTTCTTTTGCAGGGAGAACTGGACAAGGTCAAAATTCTATTGCTATAGGAACCAACGC